AGTTGGCCGAAACACCAGATCAAAATTATCGTCATAAAAAATGCTGGAAAGATCATTTGCAATAGGCCCCTCCGATGACCCAAAAACGGTGACAGGTTTATTCCACGCAGCCTCCGCGCCGTGCGCATACATCGCATTGCCCATATAATTACAGCGCATGGGGGCAAACCACCCTGACAGCATTGCGTTCTGGAAATTTTTCGGCTTGGCGACGAGGCAATTCACAATGTCGACATCACCCAGACTAAGAATCGGATTGCGTTCTGCTAATTCAAAAAACAGGATCCTATAGTAGGCCATGCGTACGGTCTCAACCCCTACCGGCGGTCCTACCAATGATCCGCGGCCAACCCCCGGCCCTTGCAACTGTGGCCCAATCAGACAATTGGTGTACGTGACATCCGTATGAGCCACAATTGAGGCAAGGTTGTCTTTCCCAAAACTCTGTGTGACGTGATTGATTGCATTGTGATGGAGAAATGGCGCATCCAGGGATTTTTTATACAAATTAAACGGATCATGCGCATCAAACGTGAAATTGTCGGTGCCCCGAAACCGCATGTGATGAATAATCGTCTCCGACGCCTCGACATACACATATCCGACAATCGTACACCCGCCGCCGGGAGCCATCTGTCCTAGAATCGTAAAATTGCCGTCAGTCACGTAGATATACGGAATATCAATAAAACTCAGCGGATCTCCGATTGTATCCAGAGTCAGCGTACAGGTTCCGCCAATCCGAGGCACGGCAAAGCGAGGTCCCGATGCCTCGAAAAACGTCCGCCACGTGCCCGCCGCGTAACTGTCCTCCAACGTATCAATAAAATAAAGCGTGGGCGGGCCAGTGCCTCCTCGCCCCCCTTGTGTATAGGCTCCTGGTCCAACCGCTCCGGGATACGCCAATTGTGACATCTACGCGCGTCTCCTGCTAGGTGTTCGACTAATCACGAGCCACTTCATCCCGCTCGTGAGCCGCCGCGTTAATTAAACAGCATCGACAACTCATCATCGCCGCTTCTCCCCCTTATCCATATCCATCACGGGGACTCTTTAACATAGCATACGGGTCCTCGAATTGTCGCACCTTTCGGTTATAATCAAACTCATCGAAGTTCGTCTCCACCTGGCTATATTTTCGCAAGGACGCGCCAATCTCGCTCACACTCATCGCGAGGTAGGTAAATGCCGCGCCGCCATGCGAATGCTTATCATGCACTTCTTTCTCGATATAGGTTTCTCGCTCAACATCGAATTCTCGCCGATAATTTAAGAGATGCGACAACCCCATTTGGCATCGCGTAATATCGAATTTACACCGCGGCAGTAATAACCGTCCCGCATTGACACGATCCCCAACCGCTTTAATTTTCGGCAAATCCAACCAGTTAATCGCCAAATCCATCCCCGTCTCTAATCGCGTGTGGCCCGTCCCGATATCGGTGCTTTTGACATCGTGCGGGGCAAAATGATCTCCATAGACATAGCCCATGCCCCCGGCTCGTTGATCGAGCACGTGCCGGAACTCAGGAATCCCGCCAGAGGGCAATTCACTAAAATCAATCAGATGAATCCAGTCACCCACCTCCTGCCAATACCAGGTGGCAAATGACAACCCCGTCCCCAAATCGCTCACCGTATGGACGGGCAAGTGCGCATAGACGGGTAAGTCGCACACCCGGTTTTCCCGATACACGCGCGCTAACCCCTCCCCAAAGAAACTGCCTTCCTGGAACCCCGCAAAATCGCAGTAATATTCCTGTTGAATCCACTCCTCCGGGGTGCCTTCCCGCCGCATCATATCAATTTCTTTTAACATCCGCGCCAAGTCCTCAGGCCCAAGGCTACAGGTTTCAATGGTATGAAAATCGTAGTACCACGCGTCCTTGAGCACCGGGTCCTTGGTAATTTTCTGCACCAGGTCATACAGATGGTTATGGCCGCGCGGGGTCGTGATAATCAATTCCCACCCATTGTTATTGGCGAGGATCGGCGCAATGGTGCGGCGCACATCCGGCGAGATATCACGATATTCGCTATACAACGCGCCCACCACATTCGTGCCACGCGCCGTCATATCGACATTATCCGCCCCGAGCACATACAGCAGCGAGCCATTCGACAACGTAATCTGCATCTCCGTTTCATTTTCATCCTCAACGATCTCGCCAGGAATATAGGAGCGATAGGGAATGCCTTGATCATCCTTCCCATCCCAAATGACCCGCTTGCCTAACCGATACGTGGGGAAAAAGTAATAATAATTCCCGACACGCCGAAGGGCTTTACTCACCATGAAGTTGAGGCCCGTGAGATCTTTTCCGCGTCGACGGGGCCAGATGAGACAGCCATGTAACTTCCCGAGTCCGTCACGCGGATTCATTTGGGCATACAACTCACGCTGATACCATCGCGGGGTAAACCGAAAGGGTAAAGGGGTCGTGACACGCGGCGAGGTAGCTGGAGGCTCCATCAACTCAAAGATCGTGGGGGAGGGTGATGCCATCGAGAGGTAACCAAAGAATCAAATAACCAAATAACCCACAGACTCACAAACCCGGTGACGACGGCATCGGGCAACTTTCCATTTTCACCGGGCCTTCGGCGCTTCCCAGATTGGCATTAAACCAATTAGTGTTCGGGAGGTCGACCCGTCCCCCTTCTCCAATATCGAATTTCACACACTTCTCGCTCAGGGACGCGCAGCCCAGCATCCCGAGCGCCATCAATACAAGCATCAATCTCATTAGCATGGCCCCTTCCTCCTTGTTCATGGTTCCTCTCGTGGTAGCCGATCCATCCGACGTTGGAATCTCGGTTTGATACACTCGTCTTGCTTCTGATCTGTCGTCGCCGTATTTATACATGTCCGCTGTTGGTAGTACAGACTTTCCGAAATCATGTGATTCATGGTCTGAAGTTTATTGGTCTGTTCCATACTCGTGGTGACTAGTTGCGTATGCACATCCTGGATGATGCCAACATCTCGCGCCAAGAAATACCCGACCATCAGCACGGGGAACGCCAGGATGATCAGCATCACCGCGATAAAGGTCTTCTGACAATTTCCCAATAATCCAATAATTGCCTCTTTCAGCGCTTGTATCATCTCGTGTCTTTACCTCCTCACCTCGTCGAGCCAACGGAATGGGGGGTCATCGGTTTCATCGGTATAGAGGGAGATGTCTGCCGGAGTTGCGGGTGGCGGAGTTACCGAGGTTGCCGGTGTATTTGGCGTTATTGGGGTACTTGGCTTTATTTCGCACGCGTTGCCGGGTAGATTCAACGAGGGTGTGTTACCTGATGGATTACCCACATCTCCCACAGAACCCGGGATTTGCCCCCCTAGCGTTTCAAAACCGCCCAAGTTTTCGGGTGATACATGAACGCCCGAGAGAGGACCCGCCATTTTTCCCCCCACCCCCCCTACTTCTCCGTAGGGAAACACACTTACTTTTCCCCATAGGGACAGAGGGAGATAGACCGAGGGTGGTGGAGTAGAGGGGGGTGGGGTCGTAGCAGTAGTAGCGATAGAGGTAGCATGAGTAGTAAGGGTAGCATGAGTCGTAGCAGTAGCAGTGGTCGTAGTGGTCCCCTCACCTACCCTACCTACCCCTCCCTCACCTCCCTCTCCCTCACCCTCCACTTCACCATAGGCCCATGGTGGGAGGATGTAGGCAGGCTGTCTCTCACTCTCCTGTTGGATACGAGGAAGGAAGTGCCTCAGTACCCGCTCAGCCGCCTTCCCCTGAGTCACATGATCTGGCATGGGATCGGCATACACCACACACCCTTCATGCTGGAACACCTGGACTCGTGTCGCCTCTAGCTGGTCTTGTGTCTTCCGGACCGCATACGCCACCAACTCCCCCATCCGCTCTCGTGTGAGCCCTGCCGCCTCCAACATCCAAGTCTGCGCGGTAGGCACCGGCAGCCCCACCTTCCTACTTGCCATAGTGGCACCTCATCTCCTGCATCAAGCGTATCTCCTTCGCGGTGAGATACCGCCTCCTCCGCTTAGCCAAACCCAACACATACCGCCGGGGAAACAAGTCCTTGTGTCCATTCAACCACATGGCACAAGCATTGACCGACGCGAACATCCCAAACACAGCCGCATCTTCCATCCGAAACATAGGCTCTGGATAACCCACTATCGGTTGTAGGCTCGGAGTCTCTACCTCACCATATGTAGTAGTAGTAGGGATAGCCTCAGACTGTACAGCTTCCTGTACACTAGGCTGTCTAGCAGGCTTATGAGTAACTTGTGTGCAGCTCTCCATACCCTACCCTACCAGACTGTCGCAAAAAGGGTCAACTCTACGTAGTAACCAGGAGCCCAAAACGCTACAGTAAATAGTCAAGCAAATCAACAGGTTACGTGATTAACTCGTCGCTCAAGCCTTGCAAGTGTGGCAAAAGGCACCACAAACCCACCACCCAACCTACCTAACCAACCGCAAACTCATACAATTTCCCATTGGCACGCGGCTTGCTTTCTTTTCGTCGTGTCAATTGTAATTACGACACAGGGCAAGAGCCCACCACCATAGAAAGGATCATAACGATGACACTCACGCCACTCCAACATACCTTTACCGTGTTGGGCTTCAATGTTGATGAAAGTATTTACTGCAAACACATCATAGCCACAACTCCAGAAGAGGCCATGTTTTACATCTTTCATCAACCGATTGATGACGAAAGTAATCAACCAAGACCATCAACCATCATTGCAGTCTTTCAAGGCTCTTATGTGGACTGCGGACTGCTCCCTAATGGCCATACCTGGATGATTGATGAAGCCGGCGTGGCATTCCTCATCAACCTGAAGAAGCAAATAGGCTAGATCACCCCATCACCACAGGAGGACACCATGGCAATGAATCGGTACCAGCTAAAACAATTCGGAGAAATCTTAAAAACCGCTCCAATGGGAGAGGTATTCACGGTCAAAGCAGACCTCGGATTACTGCTCAACATGATGGATCGATTACCAAAGACTAGAGACTTTTTCATCCAGCGGTACCATGGGCAAATCGATTGCTATGACGTGAAAGTCATTCCATGGAAAGCGCTAGAGCCAAATAACCCTACAGGGCAAGAGCCCCGAGAAACCAAGTAAGTTCATAAACCCCATAACCAGAAAGGACACTCCCATGAACCCCATACCACCAAGTGAATGGCTACTGATCGGTCTCATAGCCCTATGGATCATCTACCTCATCTGGCACACGATTCAGATAACGGTAAGTTAAGAAGCTATAACCAGAAAGGAGCCCACACCATGAAAACGTTATTCACCATACGACGAGAAGTGACAAAAAAGCGCATCACGAGCCCTGCCGGCATTCAGCCAGCCTGGTACATCTATACTGGCGTGGCCGCGATCTACAATAATGCGGGCAAGCGGATCTACACAGAATCCCTGGGCAGGCAATGTGACAATCGAAATATGGCCTTGAGAGATGCCAAAACGGCCACGATCAAACTCAAAATGAGATTGAGCGCGGCTTTCATTTAATCATTATGACGCCCTCCTCCCTCTCTATGGGGGAAGGTGCAACGAGAAGGAGAAGAACACACCATGAAACGAGTGATTGGCGGCAAAATTTTCAACACGGAAACGGCCGAGGAAATCTGTGAACTTCCCTGTCACTACTACCGGAGCGATTTTCAATGGCATGAGACTGTCTTGTACCGCACCAAAAGGGGAGCTTACTTTCTGGCAGGAAGCGGGGGACCAGCCAGCCGATGGGCAAGGCCAGAGGGGTCTAACGGCTATTCCAGCGGTCGAGGGCTAGAAACAATCACCAAAGATGAAGCGCGTATGTACGCCGAATCTGCCGAATTAAGCCCCGAAAAGATGATCGAAGCCGGGTTTGAATTAGAGGAGGGCTAAGAAACCAGAGAATCGGGAAATCAAGTAGTAACTCGAAACACAAGGAGGGCTAAGCGGGGCAAGAGCCCCGCAGAACCCCATAACCAGAAAGGCGCGCGCGCTATGAACTACCACATCCCCATCATTAAATTAAGTATGGTGAAGGACCGAACACTCACGGCTAACACCAATCCCAGGCGTAGCATCACCCAATCTACCCAAGCCGCTTCCATTTGCCGGGCGATGATCGGCGAGTGCGACCGGGAGCAATTTATCTGCCTCCACTTGGACGCAAAACACCATATCATCGCCGTAGAAACCATAGCCACTGGATCACTCACCATGGCTCTTGTCCATCCCCGTGAGGTGTTTAAAGCAGCAATCCTCAGCAATTCGGCCGCAATTATTGTGGCTCATAACCACCCAAGCGGAAACCCAGAACCCAGCGAAGAGGACTTCACGCTGACTCGCCGACTCGTTGAAGCGGGAAAAATCCTCGGCGTGCCAATCCTTGATCATATCGTGATTGGTGAAGAAACCAGCGAACCAAACAGGTACTACTCATTCGCCGATGAGGGAGTCCTGACATTAGGCATATAACCCACGAACCAGAAGGGAGGTGAACGAAATGACGAGTTATACCAACAATCAACCAATCTGGTACGTCTATACTGGGTATGCCGTGGTCTACGACGAAGGCCGGCGGATGTATTCCAAAACCTCAGGAATCCAGCGGCTCAGCCGGGGGGACGCGATGCGAGATGCGGCGTGGGAAGCACATGACTTACACGTCACCCGGTTTTTCAACGAATCAAATAGCCAAAAACCTAGATAACCCACAATACGAGGAGCCCTAACCATGATGAGCTTTATCTTTATCGTATATTTGGTAGGCAGCAGTGGGCATCTCGAACCCCATACGCTGACTTACCACACAGTAGCCTTATGCCAGGCCGAGCGCCAAGTCTATATCACATGGGGATTTCATACAACAAAATGTCATGCCTACGAGGTTATCAATAAATATACCAAACCCGATACCGCATAGCGAAGACGCGAGAAGATTAAGGAACTAAGCTAATCAAATAACCTCATAACCCCATAAAGGAGCGCAAATTATGCACTATCTACGCGAGAATGTCCCAGACCCCGATGACAGCGAACTCGATCCTTTCGAGCAAATCGACCGGGATGAGGAAACCCTCGATAACCTCGGCGACGACGGGTTAATGGCCCCGTTGTATAGTTTGTTGCTAGAACGGCGAGAATTACCAGACCCGGATGACTGGGAGGAGTACAAGTGGCATCAATGGAGATTATCATGATCCCCTGTTATCGGTGTGGTGGGTTACTCGTAGCCACCGATTATTCAGATCAGGCACAGAACACGCTCGTAATCTGGTTATGGCGATGCGTCAATTGTGGGAGTGTGACAGATGCGCAACTGCTTGCGAACCGCGCACAACCGCCAATAAGCACAGAAGGCACGAAAAAGCAACGGAAGCCATTTATTCCAGGACAAGCAATAACTAAAAAGCCAAGAAAACCAGGAAGTAAACAACGCACATGACCCAAAAAAAGCACATAACGGCCTAAGGAAGCGAAGTAACCAAGTCACCTATACAAACCATAAGGAGAATAGACCCAATGACCACTGGCGACAAATTACGAGACTTTGGGCTCTGGTGTTTGCGCGAGATGTGGATTGATGGCGGAGGGGACATTGATGGCGGAGCGGCACAAGATCAGGCCCAAGAATTAGGGTTGTTGGTCGAAGTCACCGTGAACCAACCCTGTAATTCTAACTGCTACTGCGCGGATATGAACGATGGCGAGTTTCCCTGCCAGTGCCTCCGCTATTCAAACGACGTGCATGATGCCATGCTCAACAAAAAGGTCTAACAAAACAACCAGAATTTGAAAGGAGTAAACCTCATGACCCCACAACAACCAGAACACCCTCAATATTGCCCACATTGTGGAAATAGCATGGGAGAGGATAATCCCCGTCCAACGATGCTGGTGTATCAGTGTGAAGTCTGTGGATATGGCGAGGAGAGATATGGAGACTTGCGTATCATCACCACAGAGCCGAGGGATACGAACCTTAGAAAGCGAGAGAGCTAGATAGCGAGTCACCCAGGTAGGCGCTAAACCCCGCATGAATAGCGGGGTAGCGTCTAACTTATTGATAATAAAGGGGTTCTAGATTCTCTAAAAAACAGTAAACATGTAGATAATACTACAAAATATAGTAAAGGAACGTAAGTCCTTGATATTACTAATAGAAAATTTATTATTTTAATATATATTATTATTATGTAACTTACTATATTATCTATTATAGAGTATTATAAAGCGTTATATACTAAAAGCTTAATTAAATCAAGGACTTATAAGAATTATAGTATTATTTACGAGTTTCCTGTTTTTACCGTGTCCCAGAACCTCAATAAAATCAATAGGTTAAGTACATCGAGCGTCGTAGAGCGGGGAATAGCGTTAGCATAGGCATAACTAATGAATAATAAAGAGGAAATTCCAGTGTGTCAAAAACGCCTCCAATATATAGTAGTTGAATTACATACCCACTACTACATTTTGCGATTGACACGCGTACCTCAATTATGCGATAATTTAGATATCATGAAAGCGCTTTTCTAATGAAGGAGAAGACACTGATGACACCGCGACGACGAGGGAAACACCTTCCAGATCAACTCCACTTGAATAAAATGCCCCCAGAATTGGTTCAAGCCATTCGAGCCCGCGCGTATCATGAAGATACCACCTTAACTGATGTCGTGATTCGCGCATTATCGATCGGTATGCAGGTGCCGGATAAACCAGCCGCGCCACCCACAGCTTTACCCGGCTATCCCGTCGAGGCGATGGCTCCGCCTCCACGTTTATTAGTGCCACCACCGATGCCGGCAACCCCTCCTCCGCGTCCTTTTATCCCGGATGAAGTGGTTGAATGGGAAGATTCTTGGTAGCCTCACACACCATAGCTAAGAAGCTAAAAGATAGCTAAGAAGCTAAAAGATTAAGAGACCAAGAGATTAAGAGACCAAGCTATACCAACCAAATAACCAAGAAACTTAGTCACGAAATAACCAGGACACCATGCCACACCAGCCACACCAACCCACGCTTCCTCTCCATTACATCGATAACACCATTCTCAGTGGATGGAAAAAATGCCGGTTAGCGGGGTGGCTCCGCTACGGATTAGGCTATACCCGAGACGGCAGCGAGATCGGCCCTAAACGCGGCAATCTAAAAATGTTGTTAGGCAGCGCCGCGCATGAAGCCGTGGCCGAATGGTTTGTCTCCCAAAATATCGTCAAAGCCATGGGGCGTTTTCAGGCCCTGTATCGTCCCGCGGTCACCATCCCCCCAGAAGATGACCGATACACCTGGGACAATGCCCGTGATGTGATGGCCGCCTGGCTCTATGCTCAACAAGCCGCGCCCATGCGCTTCACCCCCTATCACGCTTGGATCGAAAACGCGATAGAAACGCGATTGACCAACGACGCCGAGGAAGCGCTCGTTGGCTATCGAATCATCTTTGTCTCGCGACCTGACGCGGTGGGCCACCTTCCCAATTTACAAGGGTCGTATACCTTAGAAACTAAAACAACCGGACAATATTTAAATGAGGATTGGGCGACTCAATGGCAGAAATCGAGTCAGTTAACGAGCCAAATCTGGGCGGTGGGGCAAGTCACCGGGGAACGCCCCGCGGGCGCCTACGTCAACGCAATTGGTGTCGTCAAACTTCCAAGCGGGGCGACTAAATGTAATCGGGGGAGATCCCCCCATCACGTTCCTTATAATGAGTGTCGACTCGCGCACGCGTCACAAGTCGTGTATGGCCCATTCCTCCGCAGCGATGAGGCCTTAGAAAAATGGCGGAAGGATGCCGTCGCCTGCGCTGAAGAATACATCTGGTATCAAACGACATTGACCACACTCGACCACCTTCCAACCATCCCAGAAGATGGCGCGTTTGATGCAGGCGGCGCGTGTCGCTTTTGTGAATGGCAAGCCTGGTGCGCAGGCGGAAAAGATCCGGCCCTTATCCATAGTGGCGGACACGACCCCTGGGACCCTCGTCTTGGCGCGAAGGGGTTACATAGCGTCCAAGCGCGTGAGGTGGCTGGCGCGAACATACCTTTTGCGCAATGGCTGGATCGGGCGAATCACCAGTAGCAAGAAGCGGGAATGCGTGCCATGGGGGGTAGGCTGGCGCTGGGGTTAGACGTGACCTCAAGGAGGGTTCGATTCCCTCCACCCCCGATCAGCTAAGAAGCTGAATAATCAAGAAAGGAAGATCACCATGAATGACGGAGCCAGAAAGCTAAGGAGTGGAGCAAGCGCCCGGAAGCCAAGAAGCCCAGGAACCCAACCTCGTCCCCCGTATATTATCAGCGTCCATACCATCCATGGCTATACCGTCGCCGTGTTGAGCGATGGACGAATAGGGACGATCTACCTCAACTCCACGGTCAGACCGTTTGAAGTCACGTTTACCGCATGCGCGACACGTGGAATCGATGGCGTCAGTAGTGGATTAAGCGCTCAAGGAGCTAGCTAAGAAGCTGGCTCAAAATCCAGGAAAGGAGGTGGCCCACATGACCCCGTTACCCGAGATTCCTCTTTATACGCCGCATAAAGCCCGGATTATTATGCGTGTGGTCAGTCTCTGGGATTGTGGAGACCCCGACCATGGACATACACGCGAAGCGACGGCGCTCCGATGCATACAACGGCAAGCGAATAAAGCCAAGCGTCAAGAACATGCGAAAGTGATCGCGCTCATGTGGGAAATGCGGCAAGCAAAGAACTCCTTAGCAGTCATCGGCGACCGCTTTGGGTATTCGGGACGCTATGTCAGCGCGACTCTCCGCTATCACCGGGATCAATTAACAGGAGGGGTGAAGAAAAGAAAACAGTATTAGCGAGCGTATGTAACCAGGATACGGGGAGAGGAGGCCCTCATGGATAGCTGGCTCGTGCTTATCTGGATTTGTAGTCAAGCAGCGACAAGTATCGGGATGTGCGAACCCCTTTTCTCACAGGAGGTGGTTTCTCACGATAGGTGTATCAGTGTCATACAAGAGGAAGTCGTCGCCTTCTATCAATCTCCGCGCCGCTACCAAGCATTACCCGGTCCTTGGATTCTCCACGGCAAATGTGTCGTCGAAGAAGTCTACGAAATCATCACCGAAGACGCTATCCAGAAAGGCGCGTTGAAATGAAGCCACCAAAGGACAGCGTACGCTACTATAACGAAATGGGTGTCTTGAGCGTTCTGAGATTTACCTTAGTCCCGCGTCAAGAAACCCTGAAAACCGATCCAGACGTATTAGCCTGGATTGAGACGGTGCGTCACGCGATTGTCCACGAGCTGAATCATGGCGAGAAACACACATGAAGCCAAGTAACTCAGGTAAGTCAGGCTCAGAAGCCAGGAAGATCAAAAACCTAGGTAAGCCAAAGAAGCCCGCGACTCAAGCCACCTCTTTTCTAGGCTACCGAACGCTCAACCTAGACTCGAACACCGTGCCTGAGCTTATTATGCAAGAATCACAACTTCGTCCATTCGTCGCCCTGGCTCAAGCGCTTTTACAGAAAGTCTATAGCCTAGATGCGCATACGCTAATGCTAACCTGTGAGATGCTCCTGCCGTCTAGCGGAAATGCCTTAATCATCATTACTGGTGATGTGGACATGCACAATAAACTACTTGACGTGTTAACCTCGCATAATAACCTCGCATAACCAAGGAGACCGTTAATCATGTGGTTAATGTACACCGATACCCATCAAAATCAAGTGGCGATCAATTTAGCGGCTATCGAAAAAATTACGAGGTATACAGAGCCAGATTCCGTCTTGCTCTTGTGCCAAAATGGGACGTTTTATGACCTGACCGAGCCGTTAGCGTTACAGGCCATCGATCAGATACTCTACGACCTCCACGCGACCCAAGCGCATCACACCACTGAGTAAAGGACCCGATAAGCATGTGGATTATTTATACCGACGACCAACAGTATCACATCGACCCCATTATTGAGCATCCTGAACAGCTACCATTCTTTGATAGGGATCGGGCGTTTCGTAATAGACAAGAGCCAGGGGCGGCACAAGTCATTGATTATTTACTCCACGCAACCTACGAAAGGGTGAGGCCCTTATGACCAACCAGCTGACCTATGACCAATGGCACGTCACGCCAACCCTTCCGCCAATCCCCCTGACAGACGTGTGGAGTCCCCGTGGAACCCATCTCGCGCGTATTGAGCATTACGTCAATATCAGCCCTGATCGATGGGAAGCGCTCGTCCAATATCAAAATCGCTCGCAAACGTTATTATCGGACCTCTCATATTATGCGACAGTGGTCGTCGACAGCTTGAGTACGTTACAAGACGCTGCCGTCCAATATCATCGTATTTTTACGCCCTATACGGCGCTCGGCAATATCGATCCGCGAAAATGGTACGCGAATGCCAAGGAATCCGTGCAACAAGAACTCATTGCGCGGTTAGCCTGGATTCGTCATCAAAACCTTGTCGTGATTGCCCACGACAGCGAAAAAGTCATGGAGTTTGGGGATGAGGTGGTTCGGTCGGTCGACGCGATTGGTAAGCTCGCGCGTTCCATCGGCCGCATCTTCGGGGAAGTCTACCATACGGCCGTGCAAGATGAGCTTGACGCGAAAGGGCGACCGACTGGACACTCGCGCTACTTCCTCCAAACACGGACCGATAGCAAATGGGGGGCGATCACTTTGATCAATGCGCCGAATTTCTGCGAAGCGTCCTGGGATAGACTTTGGGATGGCGGGCACGCGGTTAAAACCATCCGCGCCATTGTCTATGGCGGGTTCGGAACGGGAAAAAGCAAATTTGCAAGCACTTTCCCCACCCCCATGCTCGTATTAGGCTTTGACCCGTTTGATAAACTCGTCCATTACGAGAATATTGAAGAGCGTGGCGCAGACGCTACATAAGGAGGTAATGATGACTGATGTATCACAAGAGGAGCATATGATCTTGTGGCAGGCTGTGAGAATCGTGTCAGCCCACCGACGAGAGAACGAATCCACCATCGAACGACATTTTTACCGGCAATTGTTGACTCGTCTGATGGTGCTGCTTGGCGCTATTTCAGACCTGGCGATACTGCGAGAACCTCAACCCGGTGATGATCAACTGCTTTTCCGTAGCCTCGATTTCATCGCGGAGTCATGGACCCCACATGAAGGAGGTGGATTATGACGCCCGCGCAAGCTCGTCTGCTCGCTGATGAATTCGGGATTGCTTTTATTCTCGATGACCCAGAGGAGGTCGAATGGTTCCAGGAACACAAACCTGATTTATTGGACGCGTACCGCGCCCTCGCCAAGGAGGTTACCACATGACGCCCGCGCAGGCTCGCTCGTTAGTCGATGCGTTTGAGATTGAGGGCACGCTCGATGACCCAGAGGAGGTCGAATGGTTCCAGCGACACCATGCTGATTTATTGGACGCCTATCACGCCCTCGTCGCTCTGGGGAAAGAGGACCACCCCACTATCAAGGGTCCTCATATTCGTGGAGCAGATGGGCCTCTCACCTAATCACTTCACATTATCACCATATTACTTTTCACAAAGGAGTCATCCTATGATTGACGTGCCGCTTGAACAGTTAACTGTTGAAATTCCGGAGGATGTCCGGGAACCCTTCGAAAAACCGCCTCAAGGGATACTCGAATGGGAAGTGAAAGCCTTACGGGCGCGTATGACGGAGCCTCAAGATACGAACCAAGTATCGAGACTCGTTTTAGAGGCCGAGTTAGTCTGTCTCGCGCCGGATCAAGCCGCGGGGATTGATTTCAAGGAGTCGTTTTGGATTGGCACCGATACTGACCCACAAGCGCAATTACCCGAAACCTGGCGAACGGAAGCCGGGAAACTCGTGAAATTTTGCGATATGTCCGGGTTTAATGCTCGCGGCGCGACCCCCGCGCAACTGGCGGGATGGCTCGTTGGCCGGAAAATCCTCTCAGATTGCCAACATTTTGCGGTCAATGCGCTGTTACCAAACGGCCAACCCAACCCAAGAGCCTTTACGCAAATGGGCGAGTTAAAGTCTCGCGCCCGGATGCGATGGATGGAGGTGGGGAGCGCAACCCCCATCATCTACGAGGATCAAGACGCGAAAGCGGGGAAGGGCGGGTCAGGAGGGGTAGGGGGAGTCCCAGGGGTCCCACAAGCTCCCCCACCCATGATGAGCTACCCCAATACCCCGCTTCTCCCGCAAGGCGGGGGAGTCCCACCAACCTTACCAACCCCACAAGCTCCACAAGCGCCGGGGGTCCCACACATGCCGACCCCACAAGCCCCGGTCGCTCATATGCCCGTGAGCGCGCCGATGGGGTTTCCAGGTCAGGTGCCGCCAGCAGCCCCACCTGCCCCACGGAGGAGATAAAAGGAGCCATCGTACGAGTCACTAATAACCGGGGAAGGGGTTCGAGGCCCCTTCCCTTACCAACAAGGAGCCCGAATCCATGGCAAAAACTGATAAAGCCTCCTCGCCCCCTCCCACCATTCAGGAAATTAAAGCGTTAACCATTGATATCCAAACACGCCTCCCGTCATCCCCCTTGGTCATTGAAGACAGCGACCACTACGTGATCTGCGCCCAATTACGCGCAGACCTTCTTGCGATCCTCAAAGAGATGGAAGAGAAACGGATGGCCATTGCTCGCCCCATTAATGCTGGCCTAAAAAAGCTCAAGGAAGAAGTCGATGCCGCGAAAGCGCCGCTTGAAAAGGCAGAAATTATCATTAAACGCGCCATGCTGATATTCACAGCAAAGGAAGAAGCCGCTCGTGACGCTCAGAGGAAAGCGGACCAAATGCGTCATACCGAATGTCTAATTGAAGAAGCCGAACGGACGGGGTTCCCGATGGCTGAGATTGCGCAGTGGATTCCAGAGCCCGCTCCCCTCCTCCCAATCCCCCGAATCGTTGAGTTACGTGGCGGGGGGACAATGATACAAAGCCGAACGCAAGCCTGGCGGAGACTCCCCGACACCACGCCACCTTGGGAATGGAATGGCGAGCGCTTATGGATGGTGGATGAGGCGGCGATCTGGCGACTTCGCCGGAAAGCCGGTGAATCGCTCACTGACGCGCCTCCTGGCATTGAGTTTTATTATACTGACACCTTACCGACGAAGGGGCGCTAATGTATGGAAACCATAAAAATCAAGAAGTCAAGAGGGCCAATAGCGTCAAGAGGGTCAGTCGAGTTCGTCACAGTCATCACCACCTCGGTCTCCTATTGGGTATCCTCCTTATCGCTGGAAGCGCGTGTATGGGGTACATCGCCGTCATTGGCGCGTTATGTCTCGCCTTCGTCGTCATCGCCTATACCCTCGTGTCATACCTGATGTAAGGAAAAAGGAGTTCGCGTGATGCCCTCAACACTCCAAGCAACCCCAACACCCCAGGCAACCTACGTGCCGGGGTGGGGCCATCTTTCCTCACATTTGGTCATTATTGGGGAGGCTCCAAGCGATCACGAATGCGCGCATCGCCCGCCCATGCCGTTTGTTGGGCCATCCGGCTACCGGCTCATGGAATGGCTCAGCGCAGTCGGACTCACCCGTGATTACTGTTGGATTGATAATGTGTACCCCTATAAAGCGCCGCATAATAACTTAGACGCGTTAGGTAAGGGCTTGTTATTGCCCTTTATGAGCACGCTCCATCAACGCATCGCCGCGCTTGACGATCCTTGGGTCATCGTGCCCTTAGGCAATTATCCGTTATACGCCTTATTATCATTAGGGAAAGTCTCATGGCATCGGAAGGATGGGAGGCAAGAGCGGCCAGGGATTCTCGCGCACCGAGGAGGCGTGTACACCTATCGTGATTTACGGGGCCGTTCGATTACGGTGATTCCCTCGATTCATCCCTCCGCCACCTTTAAAAACCCCGCCTACGAACGCGCCTGCCGCGCCGATTGGGAAAAGATTGCCAGGGAATTGGTCAGTGGCCCACAGACTCCCCTCCCTCACCGAACCATCCTCTCGAACCCCTCGCCAACTGATATTGCCAACTTCTATCAAGCCGCCCTTGCTGCCCCCACCACCCTCCTCACTTTTGATATTGAGCGGCCCGCGGGGAAAGTTACCATCTACGGGAAACCTACGAAGCGGTATCCGAAAGGCAAACCCACGCGCCATAAAGATTATCGAGCTGGGAAGGTGGTCTGTATCTCCTTTTGCTTAGATCCCTTCACACAGACCATCACCATCCCACTCAGCGCGAAATACTGGAATACCCATACGGAATGGGCAGGGTTCGACGCGTGGGGATGGGTGAAAGCGTTATTAGCGCTGCCAAACCCAAAAGGCACGCAAAATGGGTTGTACGATGTGTGGCACTGCGAAGATTACGGATGTAAGGTCGTCAATTGGTGGTATGATAGTCTCTATCTCCATCATGCCGAAAACCCCAGAGACAAACATAGCTTAGAATACCTCGCGTCGGTTGATCTCCGGACCCAATACTGGAAGGATGAATGTAAAAACCCGGATACCCTCACGGGATGGACGGAACGCGAAGATCAACTTCGCGTCTATTGCGGGAAAGATAGTTCCCATACCAGTGAGTTAATTACCCTCTATTGCGAGCGTATCGATCAAGCCACGTGGGATCGGTATCGTACCCACTACGTCGCGCTCTTTGCTCCCCTCATGGCCCTGATGCGCCACGGGTTACGGGTCGATGTTGAGGAAGCTGATCGTCGGTTACGTACGCTCACAGAGGAACGGGCGTCTATCCGAAAAACATTAAAAGCGCTCACGGGGTATGAAATTCTCGCGACGAAAGCGATCTCCGTGAAAAAGCTCAGCGACTACCTCTACCGGCGCCTCCAATTACCGGAACAATACAAAAAACGCGCAACGGGGATGAAAAAAACTGTCACAACCGATGAAGTGGCGATTAAACGGTTAGCGATTCAGTACCCTGAGCGCTTCCCACTGGACGTTGAGGAGGGGATTCTGAGATCACGCCGCGTTCAAAAACTCATGGAGAGCTATAATCCGCAACATTGGGACCCTGATGGCCGGATGCGAAGTATGTACTCTCCGAATACCCAACAAGGCCGTTTAAGTAGCAAGAAAAACCCGCGAGGCAGCGGGACCAACGGCCAGAATATTGATGTCGAAGCGCGAGATATTTTCCTCGCCGATGAGGGCAAGGTCATGGTGATTGTCGATCTCAGCCAGGCCGAGAGCCGCGTGAACCGCTGTTATATCCATAGCTTAACGGGCGACCTTGACACGCTCTGGAAAGCGCAAGCCGCCCCGGCTGACTGGGACGATCACTCAGCAATGACTCAACGGATTTTTGAGATTCCGAATGATCAACCCGCGCAGATTGCCGCCAACCGGCCATTAGGGAAAATGATTGTGCATGCCTCCCAACGCCGGATGCAAGGCAAAACCCTCGCCGACAAGCTCCTGAAAGATCGAGGTGAGGTGGTCTTACCCGAACGCGCCGACGCCCTCATTCAAAAAGCCATTCACGCGCAACCGGGATTGCTGGACTACTTTCGGTGGGTGGAGTTTCAGATCCAATCCACACGCCGCTTGGTGAGCTGTTGGGGGGTGCCACTCTCCTTCCAATATGATCGGTTAAATAGCGCGGTGTACCGAGATGGCTATTCGTTTCTCATGCAAGATGCCGTGGGACGCCTCACCAACCAATATGGGATGCGCTGGATGTGGGAGCGAGACCCGTTGAACCTCTGGCAACGGGGCATCGCTCGCCTCAACGCGCAATGGCATGATGGGTTATTGGTGAGTCTACCGCCCGACCCTCAAGTCATTAGTCACTGGGTCGCCGGGTTGATGGATTCCTTAGCTACCCCCTTAAATTTGAACGGAACGAGTCTAAAAATGCCAAGCACGGTGAAGATGGGTCTTCATACCAACCCTTCCCTCGAATGGAAATGGCGACCAAGTGTGGAGGAGGTGGAAGCCGGATTAGTGTCATTAAATGTCACCCCCGTAGAAATAGGAGGATAAGGAGGTGAGGAGCCCAGATAAACCAGATAAACCAGATAAACCAAACGCCCCATGTAACCAGATCATAACAAGGAGACTGCCCCATGAACATCGAATATGCCATCGGCGCGAAATTGGATAGTGCAGGACGGCGAATTCCCGTGTTCCGCGTGATTGATGAGCATGATAACGTACTACTACGGGTATCTGTCTATGCGAATGTCGTAGAGGTCGTCGACTGTGATGATATTCCTCGTGCCGCCTTTCACGAGATTATTACCCATTTACTGCAATTTGCGAAGGACGCGGATGAATTAGGGTTAGCGCCGCCGCCGAGTGAAGGATCAGCGAGGCTCGTGGGGCAACACGCGCCAGGAATAGCGAAGAAGCAGAAAACCAAAGCCCCACGGACTCCACGGACCCCAAAGCCGCCGCATCCCTCCCACTACCCAAAGGAGGTCTTTGAAGGGCAGCCGCCGCCCCCGCCGCCCGGAGGATGGCCGAAAGGCGCGGGGATTTGGGAAGAGCGATCAAGTACCCGTGATGAATATGGGCCGATTGGGGGCATTCTCACGTTACCGGATCAACCAGGAGGCGTCGAATGGAAAGAATAGCAACCATCGCAGACCACACGCGCCAACCGACCACCCTCATGCTCTGTCAAGGGTGTCACACGCAATTTATCCAGCGGCATGGCAATCAGCGGTATTGTTCGCCTCGCTGTCAAGCGCGATCGACCCATCAGCGATACCGAGAAACCCATCGCGCCGTTTTACGAGCACGGACTCAAGCAAGCCGCCAACGAGCCAAGGAGCGATCTCACCATGATGAGCAGAGCCGTGAACGCCAATAGACCCGCTCACCCCACGAACCCCATCAAGCTACCGAAAACCTTTACGTGTGTGTTGTGTGGGATGCGGTTTACCCGCCATGATGAAGGCTATCGACATTGGGTGACGTGCTCAACAACTCACAAGCGGGAAGAGCGAATGATACGCCCGCACACCACATAACCGATAAGGAGGTGTTCACATGCGCTACGATCCAGATCACGGGGAACCCAACCACGACCAAACCGGCCACCCCTGCCACGTCCCCGAGCGATGGACAGGAAAGCCAATGACGCCGTTAACATGGGCCGATAAGACCGCCATTCACAGGCTGTATCACATGCGCGAACAAGGGATTGGTGACTTACTAGATGACCAAATCACGTTCTTACATTACTGCGAACGCTTGGAAACGCTCTCGCCTAATGAACGGAAGCGGTTTAACGATATCCTTAAGCTCGTGTTGTAATCATGAAAGACGAGGTGAGTGGGGTTAGTGGGGCGGGTGAGGTGAGTGAGATGCGTGAGGTAAGTGGAGCGTGTGGCATGACTGAGGCCACCCCCGTCCCCCATGATTTCCTTTCCTGGTATCTCTATTGGTGCCGGCCGGAAACTGCCCCTGCCTCTTTCCATCGATGGGCTGGATTAGGGTTATTGTCCGCCGCCTTACAAAATCGTGTGTTGGTGGCCCGAGACGCGGTCCGCGCGGGTCCCCTCTCCCTCTATATTATGTTGGTCGGAGAGTCGGGCAGTGGGAAGGGCGAGGCCATTATTAAGCGAGCCGTCGAGGCCAGTAGCCAGTGTCGAGACGCCATCAACGCCGTCGTCGGTAAAACCTCAAGCGCCTATCTCCTCTCCTACTTGTCAGGGGGATATGCAAAGGATATGCAACGCCAATTACAGTTTTGCGCCAGGTGTTGGGGGCATTGCTGGTTAGTCGCTGAAGAGCTCGCCGCGGATATGCGCACCGGGGAAGCCGCCCAGACCTTCCTCGCCGATCTCACGTCCATGTGGGGGAAAACCACCTATATGGATGGCACACGCGGGCATGGGTTGAAAGCGACCGCGAATCTCTGCTTGTCGGTGTTAGTGGGCACGACGGAAACGTGGCTTCCAACCGTCTTTCCCCAAAGCGCTGTTGAGAGTGGCACGCTTCCGAGGTTTCTGACAATCGTCGAGCCCTCGACTCCTATTCGCGTGATGGCGCCAACGTACCCCAGTGATTACGCGATCCTCGAACGCTACATTAAAGACTGGGTGGTGGGATTAAGTGGCTTAGGTCTGTATACGCCCATCACGCTCACCTTCACGCCAGAGGCTGACCTCGCGCGAATCAAAGGGGTTGAGGAGATATGGACCCATTACCCCGAGGAACACTTTCGCGCCTTTATGCGTCGCTCCGATGAAATGGTGAGAAAGTTAGCGGCGCTCCTCACCATCTCGACCTGGCCTTTAACCTACCGACAAGGGCCTCAGGGATATACCCCGATCATTGAGGAGCCGTCCGACCCACGTATCCCGGTCGTTGCGGTGCGTCGGGGATTAGCCCTCTACCAAGAAGCCTTACGCGGCCTCCCACATATCATTAAACTGATTAAAGCCACCCCATGGAGCCGCGAGACCGATCAAGTGTTACGGATCTTGAAGGGGCGGGGCGGGACCCCGATTAATCCGGGAAGCGCGTAATCTCTACGGCATTACCAGTAAAGGGGTCGATCAGGCGATTAAAAGCCTCCTCGCCTCGGAGGAAGTGCTCACCAATATCCCATATAGCCCATTAACCCGAGGGGTGTTTTGGGTACCAACTGACCAGGAGGGAGACGAAGCTGATTAGCGTCTCGGTGGAGTCTCGATGAAGGCGAAGGAGAAGGTGTTGTCCACAAGAACGGCCCGGAGTGAGCCCCCTACACCACAAGAAGTGGAATCTTATAGGTCATGGAGAAATCAACGGTACAGCCATTCGGAATATTCGCTTCGGTGAGGCTCGTGGCCCCGGTTGCTCCGTGTTGTTGGAGGGTTGCGACAATCCCTCCGGAGGCAATAACGCCAACAGGCGCGCCGGTGAGACCAGCAGCGCCGATAAATCGAATCATGACGAGTCCTGAGACCAGTTGTTGCGTCGCGGCAAGCGGCAATGAGAGCGTGACGACTCCTGTCGAGATCCCGCGTTGATCGACCTGGATACGTCCTCGCGCATGAAGGATATCTCCATTAATCGTATACGTCGCCGCTTGGGTCGTGTAGGTGAGACCGACACCCGCCCCGCCAAATGCCAAGACTGGGGTATAAGCGACACTCTCGCCAAGGACTCGGCAATTATCACCCGCGTCATTCAACACACGCCCGCTTGTGCCATTAGCCGCTGAATCAATGTGCACAGAACACGCGTTGGCATCGGATGTCATATGCGCGAGATAGGGATAGGTCGCCGCTCCGGTATTTCCGGTTTTCACCCCTTTAATGATGTGCCCAAATCCTCCGAACTTAATTAACCCAACAACTGCATTACAGTCCACGAAGAATGGGTCAATAATTTTTACATGATTAGGCGAATGACCATTCGCGGTTTGTAACATGATGGGTTGTTTGGTGACGAAGTTAAAGGTGTCTCCTAGAGACAAACCATTCCCGCCAGACCCGCTAAAAATCACGCCATTATCGCAATCTTGGAGATAATTCCCAATGGAGCGACCATGGTTCACACTTGAATCGGGATCATTCGCATTAAAAATAATCCCAGACGCAAAGCCGCTGACCGTATTGCGTATCCCGATCACGGTACATCCGGTAACCACACAAATCGCGCTGGTTCGGTTTTCCCCGAAGCTTCCAGTTCCTGTGAATTGGATGCCTTGATCTGCCCGACCTAACGTATTCCGCACGGTACAATTTGTCACGAACGCGTTTCCCGCGCCATCCCAATGGTCAATGCCCACTCGGCTATTAAGGACATGACATCCGAAGGTCACGGTATCTTGACAGGCCAAGTACCCTACCAGATTTCCGAGGTCATTAATCGTGGGGTGTCCTTCCGCCGTACAATTGATCACCCACGCGCGATTGACATAGCGCAAGTTAATACAATGCGCGCCGCCCCCGTCCACCACATGTCCGTTATAACTAAAAAAGACCCCTTCAATTGCAATATCATGATCGGTGAGTTCCGTAATGGTTGTGGGAATATCGCGAAAGCCGTGGTTATAGTTTTTGATCAAAAACCCATTCGCATTTAGGTTTGTGCCAGTAAAGTCAGGATGCGCTTTGATTGTAGCCCCATTGCCAAGAATACGGGTATTGGAGCCAATGACTAATGATTCGGTAATGAGGTACGTGCCATTGGAGGATAGAACTAACGTTCCGCCTCCCGCTATCCGTATTTGATCTAAGATGGCTTGAAGCGCTCCAGTCACATCGTCAAGTCCAGTTGCGGGAATACCATAGTCATTGGCCTCGTAAACTGAAGGGTTCGACCAGTTCGGAACAGCTCCGACGAGATTCATCGTGAGTCGCGCGCGCGCCGGACCTTTTGGAAGCCTTGTCGGAACGCCAATCATAATCACCATATCGCCGAGGGTCGTGAGTACTTCAATATCTCCGCCAGCCGTCACGTCAAGATATTGAATGCCGGTGCCATCGGATTTCAGCGCGAGGGCTTTCCCCCAGTTATTGATATCTCCGGGATCGCCGAGTTGCCCATCCCAGGACGTGGCGGTATGGCTGTCAGCGGCCCGAACCGCATTCGCTAACCCTGCCGCCACCTGCTGAATCTGTATCACCGTTCGATCATGCACCCGATCCGCCACCTCAGCCGGAAACGACCCGCCCGCGAGAAAATCGCTACTTTGTGTGTACGGCTCAATGCGCTGAAAGAACACATTTTTGACGCCAGCGGGTGGAGCGCTTGTAAACGTGACAGTTCCAGAATCCCCATCCCCCCCAGTAATCGTGTAATTAACTCCTTCAACTTGCTGGAACCCGCCGACAAACACGACAACCGTGCTCTTATCAAAAAACACAAAGCCGGTGGGGAAGGCGATACTTACCCCGTTACCATCGTGGTACTGACGATCTGTGGTATTCGTGACAGTCATAATAGCTGCTCCTTATCGACCAAGAATAACCCCTTGCTGCTCTTGCCGTTGACGATCGGCTTGAATCGCTTGTTGGACATCCTCCTCTGACATCGCGCCGATTGCCTTAAACCCCTTTTTATTCAGCACTTGAATGAACAGTTCGTGGTCTTCGTTGAGTAGCTGTTGGAAGGCGGCATCCTTCACCCGTGTCACATACCGTTGGACGAGGGCTTGTCGCCCGCCATCCGGCCCCGGTTTCCCCCTGGCCCATTCGATGGGGACGCCTTCTCCAGGTTTGCCGTGGATAATTTCCCATAACCCCGAGGCGAGTGAGTGGCCACGCGGGTGATGTGCCTGCGCCATATCAGGCGCTTCCATGCCAATGAGCGTGGTCCCGTCGTAAATGCCCTTTCCAAATAACTCCCTCAACCGCATACGCTGATGGATATTGAGGTGGACGCCGCCCTGCACTTTCCCCGGCGCTGAGAAATACACCCGAGAGGCCCCCATCTCGGCATCTAACGTCACGCGTGGGTCATCGGGATGAAACGGTTTGGTTTGCACCCCGCCAATCGTCAAGAAATTCTCCCAGGCTCCTTCATTCGGGACTTCATCCTTTTCTCCCCAGTACGTGCGATAGGCGGGGAGATTACTCGCCATGCCAGGAATGGATTTCAGGGCTCGGTCATACGCAGAATCCGCCGCTTTCAACTCCCCTTCAATCATGCTGTTGATTTGCCGCCCTAATGCGCTAGCGGGAATAAACCCCGGAGTTTTGCGCGCCATGATGGCAGAAAGCTTGTCGGCAGCGCCATCACCCTCAGCTAACGCGGCCATGAAGTCCCGAAAGTCTCCGGAGGTGGCGTTATTGATAATGAGGTGGGTAGCCGCTACGGTCATCGCCTCAACGAGTTCTGTGGCGAGCGCTTGCCCGAGGGATTCATCCGCTTCTGGCGCGACGGTATCCAAACGAGGCAACATATAATTTACGTCTAACATAAACGCAAAGACATTCCCAATCGCGCCTGTTCGATCATACGGAATAAATTGGCTCCCCACTCGGCACGTATACGATTTATGTCCAGCTTGTTCCCACGATTGACGCGCGTCGCGATCAAGTGGGCCAAATCCATCACAGCGGTTCGAGAGCGAGAGGCCTGTTGCGATTCCAGCAATCGCCCACCCCGTCGCCAATTGCGCCTTCGCCTTAGCGGCGCGTTCTCCACCAGCCGCCATATCAGCATTAACCGAGGGCAGCAATCGTCGAATCAGCGGTAAGCGATTCCCTCCCTCGCGCGCCGTGAGCATACTCACCTTGAAATACGGTTGAAAGGTTCGCCAAATGAGCGATTGCCGGGTCGCTTCATCAATTTTCCCAATCGCCCCTTCTAATGGAGACATCATCGCAATAAGATCCGCTTCGTTTTTGCCGACCTCATCAATCGAGGTCATTTTTCCGGCAACGGGCACAAACGTGGATTGCGGATGCGCCATAAATTCTTCTTTGCGGGCGAGAAACGCGGCACGACGAACAGGATCAGCTTTGAGGTCCTTGCTAAACGCGCGGAGCCGTTTCGGATCACCGACCTCCCCAGCTGATTTCACTGCCGTAAACGCCTCTTGAAAGGCTAAACGGTGCGCGAGCGCGTCGGACCAGGCCGTCTGGACCGCAAACCGAAAGAGGTTATCAGTCGCGCCAACCGCATACACCCCTAACATCGACGCATGGCCAAGCGCGTCAATCGCCGCGCCCCATAACCCGGTCGCCCCATACATTTCAGATGAAATAGACCGCTTCGCTTGGAGTTTGTTAATCCCGCCAACTCCGGTATTGGCGCGAAGGGTAGCAAGCTCCTCCGCCAGCGCGTTATACGCCGGTTCATTTTTGATGAAGGTTTTTCCATCCTTGCCCACCCCCAAATGCTTAGCCATTTCGCGAGGTAGCTCCTCTAACCGTTGAAGCGCCACGGTATTGAGGGGAGTGAGACTATCCGGGCCAGCCCCCCGTGTGAGCCCCTTAAAAGATCGCCAACTGTCATAAAAGCGCCGAGAGACTTCACGATCCCCAAAGAGTACTTTTGGATACGCCATCATTAAACTTTGCGCAAGAACCGTCGCCTCCCCTGGCATGACATTACTATCAACATAACGGGACATGCGCCATCGCTCAAAGACCTTCGCCGTGGTGAGAGACGCCGCCGACAACCCATTCCAAATTGGGGTGGAGGTCGCCGAGACTAACCCACCCAACATAATCGACATCGCCCCGGCCTTTAATTTCTGCCCAAAGGTGCGAAACCCCTTCATGAAGGCATCTTTTTCTTTCGCGCCTCTCAGCAGCCGATAGGTATACACAAGCTGTTCAACTGGCGCGCCAATTTGCGCGTATTCTAAGGTTTCTTCAAGGGCTTTGTTACTCGGCCCTTGCCCATAGATCGCGGCTCGAACCATTTGACCAGAGGGAATCTCACCTGGCGCGCGAACCCGTTTATCAAGGTTCGCCGTGACATTTAAAAGCTGCCGGAATTTTCGGTCTTCTTGCGCCGTGCGTGGTGTGTCATCCAGCATCAGTTCATCAAGTTTTTTCATCCAGCGTTGGCGAATCGATTGCGCGGCTTGCAACGCCCCGGCGTTATCTAACCGCACCTCGCCTTTTAAGAGCTTCTTGAGGGTGACTGTGCCGCTATCAAGGAGCGCCGTCGCCTCCGCGCTAATGACCGTATCGCTTTTCCGGGCTTCCGAGATCGTCGCTTGCACCGATTTGAGGAGATTATCTAATTCATCTTGCGTAATGCCGGCTACCGGCGAGGGAATTGGTGGAGGTGGTGGTGGTGGAGCAGCCGGGGCCGGTGGGGCCGGTGGTTTCACTCCCGCGCCTTCCGGGGCTATCGGGGCCGCCGGGGCTATCGGGGTTCCTAATTTCGTTCCTGCCGCTCCTGGAATAATGGGGCCTCCTGGTCCTGCTGGCGATGTCGCGGGCAACACCGGGGCTGGCGGGGCGACTGGCACCCCTGGCGTAGTCGCTTGCGCCGTTTCCGCGCTCACCCCTTTTGGAAGTAGTGTTGTGGTATCAGCGACTTCTTCCGCGCCTCCTACCCCTTCCGCGCCCTTGACCCCCGCCTTCCCAGCCTTCGCGAATTCTCCAACGGTTTTCACCCCTTTGATAGCTCTTGTCGCGAGTCCAGCCACCGCTCCCGCCCCCGCAAGGGTATTCACGGGATCTGTGGCGATATCCACCCCGAAGTTAGCGGCGCGATGGGGGTAGTTGACTATCGCGCCAAGGACCCCTCCACTTAATAACTCTACCGGTGAGTGCTCAATGGGTTCATTTTCGAGTCCTGTGAGCTCCGGCGCTTCAAGCTCATCGCCTGGACGTCCTGCTAGGACTCCTCGCGCCAGCCGCCCGCCTTTCGCTAATAACGCTAAGCCATCTCCAATTTTATCGCTGAGGTAGGTGGTTAGGGGTTGTGTGAGTCTCTGCCCGGACCTTGCCGCCTCCGCTAAATCGATATCTAATAACCCACGCATGTACGCGGCTTGTTGACGACCGAGGTTCTTCTCGATCTCGCCAAGCTCATTCTCCTGGACGCGAGCCATGGCATAGGCATCAAGGGGATCTCCCCATGGGGGCAACGCTCCCATCGGCGGCTTCTCGCGAGGTTCGTATGGCACCACTTCACCGGTTCGCGCATCTCGTGACATCTCACTATAGGCCGATTTGAGGTTCGGGAGATGGTTAATATTCAAGTTAAAGGGATCGTTGGCGGCTCCAACTGGCGCATAGCCTTCATAGAGCTTATCTTTCGGGAATCCGCGATCAGCTTGCTCAGGAGGCCCGATAAACAACTCACTCCCGCCTTGTGAAAAGTATCGGAGAAATTCGTCGCTATACAGACCATTCCACATGGCCGACCGCCCTGTTTCCTTTTGATACTCCTCCTCCTCTCGTTGGATTTGGAAAGCCGCCGCCCCAGCCTGCGCGGTAAATCCACGCCAGGCAGGATTGGGCACCCACAAGGGGCTTTTCGGGTTCTTCGGGTCTTTCCGTTGCACCCCATACTTGAATTCCATGCCATCCGCGCCATTCTCCGCTTCAAGGAGCGCAAATAACAACCGAGGGTCGCTCATTTTATTCCGAAGCGCCGCAGCCGCAACGATTTCCCGCCAATTTGTCGGTCGCGCCATTAAGGGTTCTCCTCCGTTTCGTTAAACACGCCCATGATGCCA